ATAACAACTCGAATCAAAATTTGCAATGTGAATATATAACTAAATCATCAAATGAAAGATGTATGAGAAAATCAAGTGTTAATATTAATGGAAAAAATTATTGTAATCAACATGCAAGAAATTTAATACCAGATTTAGAAATAGAAATTCCTAAAATAAAAAATTATTTTGATAATAAAGAAGTAAATGATTTATTTAATGAATTTTTAGAATTTAGAAAAAAATTAAAAGCAGTAAATACAGAAAAAGCAGTTCAGTTATTAATTACTAAATTAAATTTATACGATGATGAAATAAAGAAACAAATGATTAATACCTCAATAGAAAATTCGTGGAAGTCAGTATTTCCATTAAAAGGTAAACAACAAGAAAAAAGGAAAGAGGTAACTGAAGAGGATTTAAAGGAGATAGAACAAAAATATGCAAACTTGTGAAGTTAAATCAATTTTAAAAACTATTGACTTGGCGTATAGTACAAATTATGCAGACACCAAGGAAATGATTGAATACTATTATAAATATTTAAAAAATTACAATAGTGATGATGTTAATTTAAGATTATCAGAATATATAAAATCATCAGAATCATTTCCACCAAAAGTTTACCATCTAATCCATGGGCTTTTAACAGAAAATTGCAAAGAAAAGTTAAAAGGAATAAAACAACAATGTCATATTTGTAAAAGATATATTAAAATTGAAGAATTTGAAGAACACTATTTGAAATGCTCAAAAATAAGTTTTATTAAAATTCATGCAAAAGATATATTGAATCAAGAAATAGATGTTAAAAAGTATTATCAAATGAGTGAAGATGAACTTGATAAAAAGCATATGCAAATGTCAAAAATAGTTTTAGAAAAATCAGATGATGAAAAATTAAAAAATTGTATTAAGCATTATATGAAAGGATAAAAAGGTGATATGTATGACAATAAAAGAATTATCTAGATATCATAATCTCAAAGTTGAAATAGAGCAACTAAAAGATAGCATTGAAGAACTTGAAACAACGATCATTGGTTCATCTAAAATAACAGGTATGCCAATAAATGCTAGTGGAAATAACAATAATCCAACTGAAAGAATAGGAATAAAATTAGCAAAATTAACAACGAAATTAGAAAATAAAAAAGACAATTTAATTGATGAATTAACTAAAATAGAAGAATTTTTAAATAATGTTGATGATGGTGAAATTCGCATTATTATTAGAAAAAGATTTTTAGAAGGTAAAACTTGGAATGAAGTTGCTAAAGATATTATTGCTGACAGGTCAACCCCATATTATAAATTAAAAAAATATTTAAATTTAAAAGGGAGGTCTATATCAGATGATAAAAATAAAAAAAGCAATTGATTTGTTTAAATTAAACAAATTTCAACTAATCAGAAAGATAAATACTCTTGAATTAGAAAACTCTGCTTTAGAACAAACAATAAAAAATGAATTATATAAAATATTCATGAACAAATTAAAAGAACCCCAAGAATTAGATAAAGTAAAAAAAGAAAATAAAAATTTGAGGAGTAAAGTTAAAACTCTAAAAGCATTGTTAAAGAGTTAAACAATGAGGTTGATAATGTCGAAAGTATATCAAAATATTTTTAATAATTCAATTTCTAATGATAATGGATTCACAAAAAAATTAAGGTTTTTAAAAAAATATTGTCCACAGGCATATAAATTTGTCGTATTTAAATTTAAAGACAATTATCTAAATGTTGAAGATGGCGAATATTCAATAAATTTACCAACTTCTATGGAATTTAAGTTTGTTTATGGTCAAATAAAATTAATATATCAAGTAACAAACAAAGGTATAAAATTTATTGATTTAGAACCATCTGATTTCTTTATAGATGGATATAGATTTGATTTAGAAGTATATAAATCAATATATTATAGAAATGCAAAAGATAAATTCAAAATAGATTTAATGCTAGAAATGAAAAAAGGAGGAAAAATAAATGAATGAAAAATTAAGAAAGATTATAAATCATTATGGCATGGATAAACAATTAAAATATTTTCAAAGTGAAGTATTTGAATTAAATGAGGCAATTATAAAGAGAAGAAATACAGGAGTAATGGAAAGAATTGCTTTAGAAATAACTAATGTGGTAGCACCATTATTAAATATAAAAAATGTAGATTATTCAAAAGAACAGATTAAAGAAGAGATTGCTGATGTTATGGTTATGTTAAAACAATTTCAGTTATATTATGATATTCCAACAGAAGATATAAAAGCAATTATGAAAAATAAAGTTGATAGACAACTAGAAAGGATTGAATATGAACCTAAGCATGAAAAAAAGGAATAAAATTAAGAGCATAATAGGAATATTATTATTCTTTGCAATTGTTTGCTTAATAATTTATCAATCAATTGATTTAGGAAACAATTATAGATGTAATAATTTGCCGTTAAATGAGTTTTTTAAAGATAAAAGTTGTAATAAATATTGGAGGAATGAAAAATGATAGAAGATAAAGAAATGGAATATGTAAATGTTCCAACATATATAGAAAAGGCAGTAAAAAAATTATTTAAATTAAAAAATAACGAAAAAGAGTTGGCAATGCAAATAAAGGATTATATGTCAACACATAACATACCATTAGAAACACCATTACAACTATTAAAATATATTCCGAAAGAGGATGTTGATGAAAATCAAATGAAAATAAACTTTGAAACTGAGGAGGTAGAATAAAATGGTTAAATACATTTGTTTATCACCAAGTAAAGAGCAGTTTAATGTAATAGGTAAAAGTTTAGGTATGAGTGGTGAAAGAGCATTGTATTATTCTACTAATGTAGGTAAGCATCGTATATATAGAAGTTGCTATCCATTAGAACCATATATATTTAACGATAAAGATATTAATGAAGCATTAGAATTGTTATATTTTAATACTCCGATTGAAGCACAAAGACTATGTGATGAAATAAATAGAATATATTGCGATGATTTTATAGTAAAAGAGGTGAATGTTGATGAAAAATAATGAATTTATAGATTTATGTGTATCAAGATTAGTTGAATATGTAAATTCTAATTTGGATAAAAGTGATGATTTAACAAATATTACAAAAGATTGTGTATTTGTAGTTTGGAGTTGTAAAACATTACAAAATAATAAGGCATTATTAAGTACAACATTATCAGATGGAATGTATTATGAATTTACATATAATGGTGATAAAAAAGAACTATATCTTGATGCTTACAAAAAATGGCAAAATATCTGCTATAAGATTGATTAAATGAGGACTGCTTATGAGTAGAACATTTAGAGTAAACTTTGGTAGAAAGACTGTAAGACCATTTGAGGCACATGATATTAATAATATGCTTGTATTATGTAAAAAGACAAGAAATCAAGCAGAAGTGGATAACAATGAAGAACAAAGGCGTTTATGGGATAGAAATTATATGATTTTAGTTATTGGAATGAATTTGGCTTTTAGGATAGAAGATATACTTCAATTAAGAGTTGATAATTTTAAAAATGGTGGTATTTATACAAGGGAGTTTAAAACTAATAAGGAACAGTCATTTGAACTGCATCCATCACTATACAAGGATATTCAAGGCTATATCAATAGAAATGAGTTAATAGATGGCGAATACTTATTTAAAAGCAGAAAAGGTGTAAATAAACCAATTACTCGACAAAGAGCATGGCAGGTAATAAAACAACTTGCCGATGCAGTTAAAGTGTCATATCCTGTTGGATGCCACTCGTTAAGAAAATACTTTGCTAGGCAATATTATGAAAAAACAGGTGATATTATTGGCTTGAAAGAAATGTTAAATCATTCTAGCGAAAGAATAACACTTTTATACATTTGTTGGAATACAGATGATAAAAACGAAAAAAGAAAGAACTTTTATTTAGGTAGTTAGGTGGTATGCATTAGCATATCACTTCACTTAAACCTATACAATTTTACAAAATGAAAAGTTGTAAATACAACAAAAAAATAACACTTTCCTGACAACAGGAAAATGATTATAAAATCTAGGTAAAATTAAGATTTTAATATAAAAAAATGAATTTAACAGAATTATGTCATTTTGTTAAATTCCTATAGGTGAGATTAGGAGGTAGAAAATGAAATTATCAGTCGAAGAAGCAAGTGATAATTTTACGAGATTTTCAAAAAGACTAAAAAATGAAGAATTAAGAAATTTATTAAAACACATGGATGAAAGGCCACAACGAATAACATTAAATAATTATCATTTAACAAATTATCAATTAAATTTATTATTAGATTATATTAATGATTTACAAGAAATAATTGATATGTTTTTAGATAAGGTCGATAGAAACAAAATGTTATTAAATAATCCTGATTTATTAGATTTATATTTAAAAATAAAAGAGGTAGATTAATGAATGAAGCAGAAGCAAATAAAATATTTTATGATAAATATGGTATGACATATCAACAATTAGAAGAAGTTTATGAATTTGAACTAAAAGGCAAAATCAAATTAATGGAGGAAAAAGAAAACCTTATAAAGTGGTTAGAAGAAAACATAAATCAAGATGATAATGGATGTGGTGAATGGTGGGTTGCTTTTCCTAGTTATATGAGTAAAGAAGAAATAATTAATAAAATTAAGGAGGGTATTAAATGTTAAAAGTAAATGAAAAAGAATTTATCAAAAGTTATAAACAATATAAAAAAGATATTAGATTAATCGAAATTCTTTTAAAAGATAAGTGGTATAGAACAAAATGGTGCAATAAAAGAATTAAATAAAATTTTAACTTTAAAGGAGGAAGAAAATGACAATTAGATTTGTTTTAAGAAATGGTATAGAAATTGATATGAAATGTAAAGAATTTTCTTCAAACACCAATCAATTAACTGGAAATGGTATGATAAGCAGTTATGAAGCAAAAGGAATTACAGAAAATAAAATAATAGGAATAGATTTTTCAGAGATAGTTGCAGTTTATAGACTAATGACTGATGAGGTAAGTGATGATGAAACCAATGGAGGTGAAAATAATGCAAATATTTAAAAATATAATAAATGATGCAGTTGATTATAATGATCTGATTGAAAGATATAACTCAAAAGGAAAACCAAAAATTCCACAAATGGAAAAAGTACAACTAAATAAGGTAATTACTATTTCCTTAGAAGAATATAAAGAATTGTTAATTTATAAAGGAAAATATTTAGGACTTACAGGTATTACTGAAATAACAAAATTATATGCTGATGAAGTAGAAGGTGGTGTAAAAGATGATAACAAAAATTCTAAATAATTATTTCAATGAATTATTTAAAAGAAATTTAAAAAGAGAAATTGCTTTAATATTTAATTTAGATATAAAATTTGAAGAAGAAAAAAATGGTATGTGTCATTTATACTTAAAACCAAAAAAATATCAAAATTATACACTATTTCTTGATTGGCATAAAGGTGACAGTTTAAATCATTTAATAAATTTACAAAAGATTGAAATAAACTATATACTACAAAAAATAAAAAATATGACTGATAATGATTGGAATTAGAGTCAAATTCCTAGTAATAGAAAGAGAGTTGTAAAAATGAAGAAAATAAAAACAATATTACCGATTTTAGTAATAGCAATTTTTTTAATAACATTTGTAATAGTAGTAACAAACAAGGTTGTTGAATTAGAAAATAAAATAGATAAAATAAAACTTCTAAACGGTATGTTCTTTGAGGATATGGAAAGAACATATGAATATGCTGAAGAACAAGGTATTGATAGTGAAATAAAGATTGACTAATGTTCATTAAATTAGCAAAATAATAAGAAAATAGAGGAGTTAATGAAATGATATACATACTAATATTTATCATAGGTTGCTTGTTAATAAAAATGAGCAACCTAAATAAAATGATAAAAATATATAAGAATAATTATTTTACTACATTGAAAATTTTAGGTGAATATGACCCTAAACTAAAAGAATATTTGGAAAGGAATAAATAAGAATATGAATAAAAAAAAATTAAACGATATAATATGTCAAAGTTCAAGCGACTATAAGATACTTGACAATGCTTATAATTATATAGAAGAACTAGAACAACAAGTCAAAAAGCAAAAAGAAGTTATTGATAAAATAGAAAAATATATAGAAAAGCAAGCTAGAATGTATGGATTATCTATGCCAATAGAATTAGGAACTCATTTAGATAATATATTGGGTATATTAAATGAGGTGTCAGAATGAGTAAAAATTATGATTTATACCCTAAATCTGAAAGGAAAATTGATAATTGGAGAAGAAGAATATTAGGTTATGAAAAAATGAAAAGATATTTGCAAAGACAAATTCAAATATTAAAAAAGAAAAATAAGCAACTAAAAGAAAGAATTGAATATTTGGAAAGAAGCAACAATAGAAGAGAAGACACTATATTGGAACAAAGACAAAAAATTAGTGATTTAGAAGACAATTGGAATAAGTTAAAAGAATCAATAGATATTAAATTATACAATATAGAATATTTGCAAAAATTATGTGGTTGTAGACTTGATGATGAAATTCATATGATTTTAGATATTTTAAAAAAAACAATGCAAGAACTAGAGGAGAACAAAAATGAGTGAATATGTAAAAACTGCTATATCACTTATTATTAGAATTTTACAAAATAATGACAATCCAACAAGCGAAGGATTATATGACCTTTTTGAAATACAAAGAGGAAATAAAAAAATAATTATAGAACATATAAAAGCGATTAGAAATATTATGAACAAGGCATTAGAAGAACTAGAAGGAAGTGATAGTAATGAGTAAATTAACAAATGAAGAACAAAACAAAGAATTGTTGAAATTGGTAAAAGAGTATCCTACATTACCATTGGTATTCTTTTGTAGTAGTGAAGATATATGTGATGACTATAGTTATACTTTTATGAAATTTAGAAGAGTAGGAAAAGGTGTTATTTATGAAAGTGATATAAATGATACTATCTATACTTCCAAAGATGATTATGTAGAAGATTTATGTGATTATTTCGCTGATGATGTTAGATATGCAAATTTAACTGATGCAGAATATGAAAAAGAAATGCAAAAAGAGGCAGAAAAAGTCCCACATTATGAAGCAATTATTATTTATGCTGATGCTTAGAAATGGTGATAGTAATGTTAAAGATTAAAAATAAAAATAATTATGAAACAAAAGTTACTACTATAGATGGTTATTGTGGTACTGTGTATGAAAAAAATTTAAAATATTTTAGAAAAGAGTTAAAGAAAAATGGTGGATATATAGATGGAATTGTAACAATAAAATCGATAGTAATATATCGAGAGAAAGTAGGGAGTGATGAGTAAGTGTTTGAAGTGATTATTACCAAAGAAGAACTATATGATAAATGTGAAAATGTTGAGCAATTGTATGATAAGTTTTATTATCCTTTATTGGTGGAATATAAGGAGTTAAAGAAACAAGTTGAGGAATATGAAAATGAACCTTTAACTAACAAAATAAGTAGAATTGATTGTGTTCTTTCTAAGATATATTCACAAAATAAAACTCAACAACAAGAGTTTATAAAATATTTAGAAGATGAAACAAAAGAAGTAGAAAAAACAATTGAAATGTTAAGTGATACTAATAGTTGCAGGATACCAAATTTGAAGTATAAAGGAAATACTTTAAAAGAAATTTTACAAAAATATAAAGAAATAACAGGAGAAAAATAATGAGAAATTTTCAAAAAATAGCAGATGAAATAATTAAAGTAATTGATGAAGAATGTGATTTTAATGAAGAAAGAATAATAGATATTATAGAGCAAATAGAAAAAATTAAAGATAGTAATTGTTATAAAGCACCAGAATTACAATATATGAGTTGGAATGAATTGGCAAATATATTATCTCAAAATTTTGTTCCTAGTAATTCAAAATGGGAAACAAAGATAATGATTATATTTAATGATTTAAGTGGTGATGTAGATGATTATTATGATAAATTAGGAGGAAATAAAGATGAATAAAAAAATAATAAGTTTAATATTAATAGGAATTTTAACTTTAATATTAACTGGTTGTACAAGTGCTGAAACAGTATCATACAATATAAGCCGTGAAAGTGATGAGTTTAAGGTTAAAAGAAGAATAACTTTTGTAAATTTAAGAACAGGGGACTATTTATTTACAATGACTGGAAGATGTTCTATTCAAGGTGGTAGTAGTGATGTTAATAGCGAATTAGAAGTTGTATGTAGAATTGGGGAAGATAAATATCAAAAACATATGTTATATCTTGCCGAAGAAACTACTTATGTAGTAGAGCAACTAGAAGATAGTGATGTTTCAAGATATGATTATGAATTTATATTTAGACCAGAAGCAATAGTTCCAATTGAAATAAAAACTCAAAAAGGAGAGTGATAAGTAATGTATGCTATAACAGGCTATTTATATAAAAATGACAAATGTATTTTAAGAGGAATGTGGGAAGATTTAGAAAATTTTGTTGAAGAATTAAAAGAATTAAATCCAAGATTTGTTGATAGAAAAGAGTTTAAAATTATAAGTCCAGATGGAACGATAGAAAAACAATGGTTTAGGAGATGATAAATAATGAAAAGAAATAAAATTAAATTTGGAGACATTTTACAGTTCTTTTTTGATGATGATACTTGCTGGGGTCCTTACGGTGATCATTCAGGCATAGTTTTATATGATAAGGATTTTAATTTACGAGTATATCTTTTAGACAAAAGAACAATTAAACTTCGTAAGGGTAAAGTTACTAATCCTGAATCTTATGATTTAGAATACTTTATTAGCAATTATGAAGATGAAATAAGCATTATAGGTAATATCGAAACAATAGTTACAAAAGAACAATTTGAACAAATGAGTTATAAGGTTGGTGAGTAAATGAAAAATTATCACAATTTTAGAATGTTTTATAAAGATAATTAAAAAAGAGGTGAAGAAAATGGCGACTAAAAGAGAATTTGAAGAAAAATTTGAAGAAATAAAAAAAGAATATTATAAATATTTTAGAAAGTGATATAGATATTAATTCATTTTTGGAATATTTACCTACAATTGAAAGTGATGAATATTCTTATGAAGAAGTATTATGTATCTTACAAATAGTTATAAATCATTTTCAAGTTGAATTGTTAGAAACAGTTAATTTGATTAGTGATAAAGATAATTTTAAAAATTATCGAAATTTAATTAAACAAGAATTTAATAATTATTTAAATATTGTAACAGTTTTACAACAATATTATAACGATGAAGAGAAAAAATATAATGATAAGTTTGATAAAATAGATGAAAAAGAAGAAAAAAATCATATATTTTATGCTTTTAGAAATGAAGATAAATCTTATTTAGAATACGATTTAGAAAGCCTTAATCCTCATTATTTAGAAAAAGTAAATCGTTTAATTAATAGATTAAAATTAGGAGAACTTTCAAGAGGAGAAGTAAAAGGTTTAAAATCAAATAATATATTAAAAAAACAACTTGAATTAAGAGATGATCAAGTAAGAGTAATATTTTATCCTTTAACTGATAATAACTATATAATCGTAGGAGTTTTAACAAAGAAAAAAGATAATGATAATGACGGTTATTCTAAAATGGCTTTTAGAAATAAAGAAATAGATATATCAACACCTGAAAAATATATAAAAGAACAAGAAAAAAGTAAATTAGCTGAGGAAAGATTTTTAAAATTTATTGAAGATAATAAAAGAAAAGGTACTTCAAGGTAAAATAAAGACAAGTTTTAATATTTGTCTTTTTTTCGACAAAAAACTTATATTTTCTATGATTTAATTTTAATGAAAGAGGTTAAATATGTTAGATATAGATATGAGATTTAAACAAGGTATTCTTTTTATAAGATTAAATGGTATCTTAAATGGAGATACATGTATGAAATTAGAAGAAAGTATTTCTACTTTAATCGAAGATAATGGAATAAAATATGTTTTATTTAATTTAAATAATTTAGATTATATTGATAAATATGGAATTAATTTAAT